CAAGGTTTCTCTCAAGATAGTTTTTTACACCGTCCGTCCATATTTCAGGAATCGTTCTGTTACTTTAATGACCTTTTTACAAGGCGGATAGCCATTTCTGACTACCTCTCATGCTCTCACATGAGTCCAGACTATATCTTAGCTTTTTATCGCTCTCTGCGTGTAGTCGTTGAGGGGTGAGCCACCACTTCCCTGCTGATTGCCCAATCTAAACGATTTTCACCTAATGACTTGGCAGTCGGTACGTTTAGCTCTAAGGGGTTTCCAGCATATAGCAAAGTTTTATAACTCCAATTATTTAAAGTTAGCCGCAGTAGTGGTAGTAACCGAAGCGCCAGCAAAATTTTCTGATAATGCCATGATTTATTACCTTTACTACTTTCTTGTGTAATTCTGTAGAACCTTGGTCCAGTTTCTTTGCCGTTCGTCTTTATTCATCTCAACAAAAGGATTTGCGCTTTTGTTCGGCATAGGACTGGAAGAAGATTCGTTCGTCCTTACTTTATTATTAAATTGTCTTGAAACGAATTTTTGAAGTTTGTCTGTAGACAAATCTATCGCAAATTCCTTGTCTTCGTCAGAAAGCTGGTCTAAGAGATCTTTGCGTACAGTCTCTTTAATTTGTTGACCCTCTTCCGCCAAAGTTTTGTATTCGTCCCGTTCTGACTTATACTTGTTTGCAAGCTCTTGCCATTCTGAGTTCTTCTGCATCTTTTCTTCTTCTTGTTGGTCTAGCTTAGATTGCAATTCTTTTAACTTAGCTTCTGCTTCTTGACTACGCTTCCTGTACTTTTTGGCTTCAAAAACCAAAGCTCCAACTTCAGCGTTTTCGTTGGTGCTCTCTTGAACGTCTCCCTGTTCTACGGGTTGAGCTTCCTGCTCGACTGGTGCATTGTTTTCCATTGCATGTCCTTTTTGTTTAGATTTCATAGACCTTGACACCCATGCCTTTAGATCTAATTTCTTGTGAGATTTGTCTAACTATCTGTTTTGACATTTCTCTGACTACCATTTCCTGTACTGGTTTTGGTAGTGGATGTCTTTCGTTAGCTAAGGGTCTAGCACGTCTTTTCCCTTTTGGTATATTTAATACCAGGTTTGACCCACCAGGAGCTACTCCGCTATCACGTCTAAGGTCTACCCGACCTGAGCCCTTTACTCTCTTTCTACCAAAGACACCTAAGTTGTGTCCTTCGGCCTTTGCAGCTTCTCTAGGGTCAGTAATGCCATAGAAGAATCCATTAGGCGTTGCTTTTATGAGTCGCATTGCGTTAAGCATCTTACCAGTCAATGTTAGGTCTGGAGTGGTGCTTGTGCTGATTTGACTTTCGCCCTTCTTAGCTGCTTTGCCTGCGGCCTTCTTGCGCTCATACGCTTTTGTGTACTCTACGTACTTTTTACCGCTAGGGCTTACTGGATTGCGTTTTAGCTGTCTGATGTGACGAACGTGCGCCTTAACTACGTTTTGTCCCAGCGCATTAAAGAACGCTACTGGAAACTTGAATACTTTTGCTAAACTAATCATAAAATTGTTCTAATGTCTTTGGAGGTACGAAAGCTTTGCCTTTTTTCTTAGCTTTAGCCATCAAACCTTGATAAGCTACTTGAGCTTTCTTGCGTATCTCTCTATTCTGCGTGTTCGGTGACAAAGGAACCCACTGACCACGACAATTGATTCCACCACCGTCAAGCAATGCTCCAGGATATTTTGCTTCTATCTGGTCTGCTGTCATCGCACCTTCTTTGAGCATGCGTATGCATACAGGACGTGTCTTTGAGTCTAATGGGTTCTGATATATGAGTTTTTGTTGTGGGTTTTCCTGGAGCTGTAATAACGTCAATGACCGCGAGTATGTAGCAAGCGATGTTTCGATTATCGTGTTCACTTGTTGCGGTCTTACTAATAAATCCCTTTGTAGTAAGTCTTTGAGTGCGCTACGGTCCAAGTCCCTTAATACACCTTGTACTAACACCGCACGTGAGCGCGTTGCCAGGTCATCTGTGAACTTGAGTATCGATGCTTCCTGGACCTGTCTTAGGGCCTGGAGTTGTCGCTCTGTCACATTACCAAAGAAGATTGCATCGTCAAGCAGTGTATCAAAGCTACCCATGAGTCTGGTGATTGCACGTTGCATTTGCAGATCTACGAGATAATAGTCAAGCATGGATATGCCTGCTAGAATCGCAAGTATCTCTTCTAAGGATAACCCTTGTGCTTGAAGTTCTTCTACGTCTTGGATGAATTGGTCTTGTGCATCTGAGAAGCTCGATTCAAATTCCTGAACCGCACGGTCAATCGTTTGTTCGAGCGCCATTAGCTCTGAAGTCTATTTAATAATCTGTTTGGTTGCCCTTCAGATTCATCTACCTCTTCTAATAGCTTTTTAGCATCTTCTGGCAAAAGATCTGGATTCTTTAGCATCAAGTAAGACTCGCGTGTTGCAAGTTTGTTCTGGAATAGCCAGGAATACATCTCACGTTCTTCTGATGGTGACATGATTTGTGGCTCTTCAAAATCTACCAAGTATTCAGGTCCGAGCGTTGTGCCCGTTTGTACTTCTATTATCTTGCGGTCGATCTCAAAGCGTTCGTACTCCCACTTGCGCCATACATCCTCTATGCTGTTCTGTACTTCTTGGAAGTTATCGATTTCCTGTATGCGTAATGCTTCTGCCGATTCTGCGTTACCGTGTGAGTCGATGAACTTCACACGTAGTTGGTTGTTGTTCAGTGTTTGCTCTGTTAAGAACTTCGCACCTAAAATGAGTTCTCGTATACTGGCTGATGGTGCAGTGACCCCGAAGTTAGCACCTTCTGGTAGATAGATTATCTTATCTACTCCAAGTGATATGCGTGAGCGGTCATCTACTCCTGTGACAAATTTAACACCGATAGCACCAAGCCTGATGCACAGTGATATTTCCATTGCAGCTACTGATAATGCAAGATCTGCGCGAACGACATCGTTAGCTCCACCTACAAAGAAATCACGTATCATTGGATATCTTGAGGCAAAACATACGGGTATGATACCGTATGGGTTCACGTCATTCTCGTTGAAACTGATCTTCTCTCCATCGGCATCGATTCCGAAGTGCCTGCCTGGCATTCCTTCTCGGTCTTCTGTCCATACGACAAACTCTTGACTGCTAAGGCGAGACATACCTTCGTTCTCTAGCGCGTAGATTATTCCAAACGGCTTCTTTTCTCCAGGAAGGAACAAGGGCTCGAAGAATGGCAATAGCTCATACTCTACCTTGTTCTTTCGTGGGTTCCACATGCTTCGGAAAGCCATGGTTCCTAAAAGGAAAGTTATCTGTTCTAACTGTCTACGCTTTGAATTTAAATCTTGAGAATCTATAAAATCCAAGTATCGCCTGTCGACATCCATACGTGGGGGTCTGCGATACGCTTGCGCTCTTGCCTTACACACGCGCTTTGTGAGATTCTGTGAAAAGAGCGGAACTTGTTGTAGGGATTCGGACCCAAAGTATTCACCAACATATTCTGACATGTTGATGCCTTCGTAAAAATCTAAGAGATATTCACGCTCTTTTGTACGCTCGGTTTCTATGGTATTTAGATAGTCGG